AACGCAGATTTCTATGAGCATCCTATTTTCCCAGGAGCTTATGATATGGCCTAGTCATTCACTAAAGATTAACTTTACTTTAATGTGCAAAATTTCGAAAAGACATCCTAATATAGCGCACTTTAATTATGTGAAGTTTTCCTTAAGTTGAATGATTTAGCATTAGTAGAACCATCGTCAAGGAAGGATAAAGTAGTGAATTCTGTTGTTTCTTATTTGAATTCAGTTTCAAATGTTGAATAAGACAATATGTTGTAATCAACAGATTCTATCACTAAAAACATGGGTCAAGCCTTAAATTATGTTTTGTTTTCTAATAAGCACGAAGATTTATCAAATGAAGAGTTACAGGAAGCAATCATGGAAGGAGCTCAGAAAAACATACAGGGAAGGTTGAAGCTAGTTAAACAAGCGGAGAAGACTATTATAGATTCAGGACTGCCTTTTGCAGTCACTGAAGAATAATTTAAGTCTAAATAGACTTACCTACCCTACAAGTATCGTTTCATAGCAGACTCATACCCCTTATATAAAGTTTTGCTCATAATTCTTAACATGCTATTGTGGTCATTAGCCATTAGTTATAGTGTTAAGTTCGCAGCTAAACTTTTGTCTTTGGACGAATTCTTTGGCCTTGGTGCTGTGCCTGAATGGATATGGTCTTTAACAATCATGTACGCCATGTGTTTCTATAGGACAAGCATCCCTACTAATGACATTTCTTAGAATATTAAGTCATCAATCTTCTAGTTTACGTATTTGTGGATACAAATATATATCACTCATAGCATTATAACTTTTATTGGAGTAAAGTAGCCATAACTCAAAAATTCTTGGGCACTTACTCTTTCCATTAAGTTTTTGCTGATATGTATAAAGAATTATAAGAAGATATCTAACATATAGATGAAAGATGGCAAATATCTAGTGAATCGTACTACATATATTGGTGGTAATTATAATTCAGATCAAGTTTGTAGAAATTATGCGAAGAAGCCTTTTAAACCACTTGAAGCTGATTAATCACACAATTATTTCTCCCTAGGAACCCATTTGTTAAGCAACTTAAGACCTGTTATTTCATAAGCAGTCTTACAGCTAGATGTTGAAGGAGGAATTAAGTAGTTTTTAAAAAAAATTCATAGATAATTTTCTAAGATACCTTTTAGCACAATTGCAGTTGCTAACCCGTTTATGAAATTAGGTGGTACTAAACACACAAGCAAACTATGCATATATACCCCTTTTCAAGCTTGTTATGCATTTTTAGTTAGACACATTGGTACGCCACTTGTGCCTGACCCTGAAGTTGTATAAGATTTTTCAGCATTTGTAGCTACAAAGCTAGATGAAGCTTTTAAGAAAGTACCAAATGAAAAATTTTTAACAGTTTAGGACTATCTGGATTCTGTAGACATATCAAAGAGGCATCTATATGAGTAAGGCTACAGAGATTTTAAAGAAGTTAAATGGCATAAACTTGCTAATCCTACATATGACTTGATAATGAAGTCAATGGAAGTGGCTACATCACTTGATAAAGCTGAATTAAAAGATTTGAAGCCAAGAAATCTTTTCAACCCACCTCCTATTGTTAAAGTTATGTTAGGATTCATAAATTGGAATTGCATATAGTTGTGCAAAAAAATGTTTCCAGACACTTTTATTCAGGGCATGAATACAGAATAAGTGTCTGATGCCGTATAGCGATTACGGAATAAAATTAAAGACCCAACGTTTATGATGTGGGATGGGTCAAATTATGATGCTCACTAACACCACAGTTTGATTTCAGCAGTTGATAATGCTTTCTTTGATAGAGTTTTTGATCGTTTCTTTTTCTATACGTCAGAATTTTCTAAAGAAGAAGCTCAAATTTTAAAAGAAGCTTGCTAAAAAATGGTTGTTAAAGTGACAATGTTGGAACCTACTTCTAGCCGTTCAAAACTTAAGGTGAAATATTTTGGAGCTAAGATTAGAGGTACTACTTTTACAGGCCATCCCACTAGAACGACTCTAGGAAACACTCTTCGTATGATGTTTTATACTCAATACATTGCAGAAAAGAGTGGGGTCAAAATTTAATCCTGTCACGCTGGAGATGATGTAGTAGTCATGCTCAGCAAGAAAGATGTGGCACTATTTAGAAAGTCTATAGACTCATATGCAGTTACCTGCCGAGTAGAAGATCTGATCCAATAAGGTTATAATGAGCGGAATTATCATTCATACGGATTAGGTTAGATATTCAGAGGTTTCAAACATAATGATGTTTGTTTTGACTTTCTGTCCAAAGACGGACTAGCTTTTAATGGGCACATTTATATGAGAAGAATACTGAGAAGAGTTATTTTATCTGGAACGATTTCAGACTCAGTAGGCACGACTCTCACACAAGAATAGCAAAACACTGCTTTAACTGTGGCCCATAAAGCTTATGAAGATGCTGATTCACGCATCTCTGATTTAATAAAAGAGCGACAAACCACTTTGAAACATGATGATCTCTGCATTAAGACTTTGGAAAAAATACAGAAGAAACTGAGAATTAGAGGTCATGAAAATCATAAAGTTGCTCCATTTAGGGAACCATAGCTCGTCGGCTATCCATTTAATGTGGAAGCTGACAAACCAGGGGCTCTGATACCGGCCATGAATTTATTCACTCCATTATATTTGAAAACAGGAGTAAAGTGGTTATTGGGTCATCCCGCTACATTTTCTACTATGTATTTAAACCATAGATAGAAAGACAAGCTATAACCAATCATTTTCGAGTTATGGTAAAACTCACATCAAATTGCTCAAACACAACAATATGTTACAGCACAAGGATTATGATGGACATAAATGATTATGATAGATGAAGATGAACAATCAATACATCAGAGGATAACTGGGACCGTTTAAAGGTAACTACTACCCCAGTTATGAGCTTCAAGCTCGGAGATCTACGTG